AACAAAATGGCACACTATTTTGGGGAGGCACTGCAATTGGGCCTGTTTGTTGCTAAGGCCAGCTGCTGGGCCAGTAAGGAGTTGGCGCTCCTCGGTCCTAACTTGGCCTGGATAGCTACTAGACCACTTCGCAACGATGCTAATGCCATCCTAAAGCGGATTGGCGTCCATGGGTTGGCCAAAATCCCGTGCAACTTCGACTCCGATGAGTTAACGATCGCAAATGACTGCATTGTGAAGTCCGACAGGAACTTGGAGGATGAATCGATCGTGGTGGAGGAGGTCGAGGAGGGGGAGGAGAAGAAGAAGAGCAAGAAGGTGACAAGGAGGAGGGTGAAAACCAAGCCTACCTTCGCGGCCGTCCTGGCGGCTGACGCGAAGAATTATTACGGTTGCCTCCCGAGTGCCACCAGGGCAAACGAGCTCAGCGTCATGAAGTACCTAGTTTCGAAGTGTCAAGAGCACAAGCTGACCATAACTCAGACACGAGAGGTAAGTGCCATGGCTTTTGCGTTGACCTTCACGCCGGATGAAAATGACAAACTCATCTACAAATACCTCAATTCAACCGAGGTGTTTGAACGACGGGTGGATTATGCCAAGGCGCGCGGGGTTGACAAGTGCTGGTTTGAATTGCTCAAGAGGCCTTGGCATGCTCGAGCATGGAGGAGAGTGGTTGGGCGGATTTTCGGACTGCCTGAGCAGCAGGCTTTCGAGTTCGTCAAATAGGGATGCCTCATGGACACTTGCGGTGTGGACACGAAAGTGTACCGCGGGGAACACCGCTGGGTTAAGGAGTTCCGTGGGGCGGCAAACCCCAAGCCGCGTAGGTTGTATAAGATTAGTGGGGTATCCCCTGAAGTTAGATGGGGGGTGCACAACAATAGTTTTGTCAACCTCAGAAGAGGGTTAATGGAAAGGGTTTTCTACGTCGAAAGATCAGGGGAACTCCTACCGTGTCCGTCTCCGGAGGCTGGTTTGTTTAAACGGTTGTTCAACAAGGTTGGGCGGCGGGTGATTAGGTTTTGCGGCCATCATTCCCCGATCCCTAGGGCTTCGTACCCTGGGATGTTTCAGGGCAGGAAACGCACGATTTATGAAAACGCAGTCCGGTCCCTTGTTGACCGACCTTACAATATTAGGGATAGCTATTTAAAAACTTTTGTCAAGTTTGAAAAATTAGACTTTAGCAAGAAACCTGATCCCGCGCCTAGGGTAATCCAACCCAGGCATCCGAGGTACAACGTAGAACTAGGAAGATATCTGAAGCCTTTTGAGCATTTCTGCTACAAGGCACTAGACAAGTTGTGGGGAGGGCCCACCGTTATGAAAGGATACACAGTTGAGGAAATGGGAGGGATTATCAAGGACAGCTGGCTCCAATTCCAGAAACCAGTAGCTATTGGCTTCGACATGAGTCGATTCGATCAACATGTTTCTGTGGATGCCCTGAAGTTTGAGCACAGCATTTACAAGGCTTGCTTCTCGAAAGATGGGAATCTGGCAACTTTGCTAGGTCACCAAATATCTAACAGAGGCTCTGCTTATGCTAATGATGGCTACTTGAGATATAGAGTGGAAGGGAAAAGGATGAGCGGGGACGTGAACACCGGGCTGGGCAATTGCTTGTTGGCGTGCACTATCACAAAATTTTTGATGGAAGAAATTGGCGTGAGGTCTAGACTGGTGAACAACGGGGACGACTGCGTGCTTATATGTGAGGCCGGAGATTGCCGCGCTGTCGAGGGTAGCTTGACAGTGGGGTGGCGACGGTTTGGCTTCACCTGCATAGCGGAAAAACCCGTTTACGAGCTGGAAAAGATCGAATTCTGTCAAATGAGCCCTATACAGATTAGTGATTCCCGCGTCAAGCTAGTGAGGAAACCCCAGAAAAGCATATCTAAAGATGCACATTCCACCACCCCCCTCACCACCATACAGCTAGCTCAAGAATGGACCCGCGCTATCGGAGAAGGCGGGCTGTCTCTGACCAGCGGCATCCCAGTGGTTCAGGAATTCTACCAATGCCTCATCCGTAACGGAAAGAAAGCGACAAAGGAATCAAAGAAAATGGCCTTCTACGGGGACTACTATTGGAAGTGGGTTAACCAGCATAGCGGCAAGTATGAACCGGTGACTGAGGAAGCTCGGCATTCATTCCACTTGGCGTTTGGGGTCAGCCCTGACCAACAGTTGGCCCTAGAGGACATATACTCTCGCAAGTCGCTACTTTGGGAGTCCTCCCCCTTTACATTTGAAGTTGGCGCTATCGAATGGATATTCAATCAAAAGATTCCAATCTAAGTGTAAAGGAAGCAGGGAAATCAGCAAAGCGCGGAAGCACAAAGAACAAGCTGGACGTAGCTCACAGTGGAGTATCCAAGGGTACATCTCGCGATCTTGTCGGTGCTAATTTCGTCACAGTTGCTGATAAAGTGGAATTTGTGGTCCATCTCAATTTCTGATTTCTTGCCACAGCCACACTCGTTACACCCTAATTTACTTGTCTGCATTGTGTTGTGCATCTTCTTTAGTTCAGTTCTTAGCCAGGGACAGAGTTATAGTTATAGTTACTTTTCAACTAGCACCAGTGATAAATTCATCTCAGTAGCTGTAGGAAATGGCGGCCAAGGATAATCCGGCAGTCATCGCAGCCGTGGCAAGGCGGGAACAGTGGGCAATCAAGCTCCAATCCAAGGGTTGGGGCTCATTGTCCAAAGCACAGAAAGCCACTGCTCGCTCGTACGGGATCGGGAACCCTCCAACAGTCGTGGTGCCTCGCACTACCCGGCTGGTGGCAGGGAATCCCACAAATGCGAGGCGGGCGCGGGGAGAGCCGGGTAATGCCAAAATGGGCACCACCATAACCAAGCAGGAATACATGGGCGAGCTTCATTCTTCTTCAAAGATTGAAACTTACTTGCTCGACCCCAAGAATGTGAGGAGCTTCCCTCAGTTAAGCGGGCTTGCAATCGGCTACAACAAGTACAAGATCACTGACTTCAAGGTGCGATACAGTCCTAAATGTAGCGACAGTGAGTGTGGGTTGACCATAGCTTACTCTAGCGACTCTTCCGATCCACCGCCGAAGAACAAATTCAACTTGTTTAGCATGAATCACAAGTATGAAACAGCCGCGCACAAGCCACTCCTAGTGACACTTCCCGTATCCAAAGAGACCAGATTCTTGCGGGACAAGTGTACTGATGATTCCAAACTCGTAGACAGTGGGGCGGTGCATGTCCTGGTGGACGGGAGCCACGAAGGCAGGCTCGGAGAACTTTTCTTCGAGTTAACCATCGTGTTTTCTGAACCAACCTTCTGCACCCACCACTCCCAAGTCATCAAAGGACTCAAGGAGAGTGAAGGGCCCGAATACGTTAAGGTTGAGCCTGACAAGGAGACCGTGAAACTTATCTTCCAGGCGGCAGGGGCATACCTAATTTCTATAGTGGCCTCTAAACTAGAGCGAATCGGGCAGCTTGGTGCTTCTGAAGGTGACAAGCTGGTAGTTGAGAGTACTGATAAGAGTGCCTGCCTCTGTAGAATAGAGGCGGAGCAACCAGGTAGTGCTGTAGTATTAGTTTATGCCAGCAGGGAGGCTATTACCCTGCGAGCTTACATCAACAAGCTGTGAGGAAAGCCACTGCGGTGGGGTCAGTCTCCTGGTGCGCCAACACCCAGAAGGGGAGACAACTTCAGTGGTTCAAAACCCGATGCTTCGTGTAAGCCTAGAAAAATCCAAAAACAGAGTGCTACTGCTTTCAGTGTGCGAGCTTTATTTGCTCACTTCCTCCGTCGATAAAATCCCGAATTTTCGGGTGGGCTTCGGCGGACATCCTTAATGAAGAACGGGGGGGTAACCCACCCCCCTGATCTGCCC